AACAAATAAGGTTGAAAAGGGTGACATTATTCTTATTAACGGCAAGCCAAGATGCGTAATCGAAGCTGATAAGACAAAGATTACAGTTATCAATTATGAGGATTCAACAATCGAGACTGTACTTCCTGAGAGACATGTATTTATGGGTAATACATACTTCTATGGTAAGATCGTATCAATGTTTGGCAGTGATTTAATCAAGGGCAAGAAGGGTACAGGTAATATTTTTAAGTATATGATGCTTTCTCAGATGATGAAGGGTGATAATAATTCCAACGGTATGATGAATGGCAATAACGGCATGAGTTCAATGTTACCACTTATGCTGATGGGCGGTAATATGGGTGATATGTTCGATGGAATGTTTGATTTTGATATGAGTGACAATGATGATGACACAGATGTAGAAGAGGAGGAAGCATAATATGGGATGTGGTTCATGGACAAGAGATAGTTATGTAAGTTATTCAGCAACAAAGGGAATGAGCGTATCATTAGATGGTTCTATCGGTGGATCTTATTCTAATCAGGATATGTTCAAGGCAAGAACAATTGATTCTGCACTTAATCCTAAGAATGCGATGAGAGAATGTTGTGATACAGAGGAACATCCAAATACAATTCCTGTCATTCTTGCACTTGATGTAACTGGTTCAATGGGACAGGCTGCCGTTGAAGTTGCAAAGAAGCTTAATGTAATTATGACAAAGCTGTATGAAAAGGTTACAGATGTTGAGTTCCTTGTTATGGGAATTGGTGATTTAGCTTGTGATAGTTGCCCAATTCAGGCTTCACAGTTTGAGTCAGATATCCGTATTGCTGAACAGCTTGATAAGATTTACTTTGAGTTTGGTGGCGGTGGTAACAGCTACGAATCATACACAGCAGCTTGGTACTTTGGTTCTCGTCACACAAAACTTGACTGCTTAAAGCGTGGAAGAAAGGGAATTATCATTACTATGGGTGATGAGCAGCTTAATCCATATCTTCCATATAAGGATAGAGGTCATGGATTATCAGAAGTTACAGGCGATAATCTTCAGTCTGATGTTGAGACAAAGGATTTATACGAGGAAGCTTCTGAAAAGTTTAATATTTATCACTTAGATGTAAATCATGGTCGCAGATGGGATGAAGCCGAGATTGAGAAGTCTTATAAAAAGTATCTCGATGATACTCATTTCAGAAAGGTTACTATGGATAGTATTACAAATGAGATTGTAGATATTATCATCAATGAAGCAGAGAATAATGTAGTAGATACAGTTACATCACCTTCAAATTCAGAAGGAATTACTTGGTAAGATAGGAGATTTGAAAAGATGAAAGATATTAGGATTGTATGTGGAGCAAATTTTGGAGATGAAGGAAAAGGTTTAATGACAGATTATTTTTCACAGAAACCAAATAGTATTGTTGTTTGTTCAAATGGTGGTGCTCAGAGAGGACACACAGTAACAACGCCAGATGCAATCCGACATGTCTTTCATCATTTTGGATCTGGAACATTCAATAGAGTAAGTACATATTTATCTGAGGACTTCATAGTAAATCCAATAATTTTTAAGCAAGAATATGATGAGTTAATGAAGTTGAACTATGTTCCAAATATATATATCAATCAGAACTGTATGGTAACTACACCATTTGATATGATGGCAAATCAGATTATTGAGGAAAGTCGTGGTAAGAATAAACATGGTAGCTGTGGATTAGGTATCTTTGAAACAATCAAAAGATATAAAGCTGGCGTTACCGATATGGACTATAATATCAGAGATTATTATGTAGATTTGTTCAAAAGAGAGAATATTATATTGTCTAGTGAATGGATAAGGATATTTATGGACAATGGAATATTTGAACATTTCTTGGATGATTGGGATTTTATGAATAGTCATTCCTTGACAATCATAGATAATTATTTTTTGAATCAGTTTGATAATATTGTTTTTGAAGCAGCACAAGGTCTTTTACTTGATCAGAGTAACACAGAGTATTTCCCACATCTAACACCATCTAATACAGGTATTAAAAATCCCAAGAAAATAATTGAAAATGTTGAATGGAATGATGAGATAAATATTGAGACTTGTTATGTATCTCGTACATATTTGACAAGACATGGTGTAGGTAAGTTTCCATCTGAGTGTTCTAAGAGTCTGATTAACGAATATATGTATGACCATACTAATGTTCCAAATCCATTCCAGGACACTTTGAGATATGGGACACTCGATTTAGGAGAATTATATAGTAGATGTTCAAATGATGTTGGAGATTTAGGAAATCAGAAGTCATTAGCACTCACGCATTGTAATGAATGCGATTGGGATAATAAAAAGCTGGTCGAATTATTCAAGGATTGGAATATTTACTATTCAGACGGTGAAACACGCCAAGATATAGAATTAAGATGAAAAATACTACTGTATATAGTAGCGAACAAGGATAGATAACCACTATATATAGTGTTAAATTGAAAGCGATATTTCTTTTGGTTGTAGGAGGTGAGGCAGTGAAAATTAAAGATAAAATACGAGATAAATTAAGACAGTGGTTATTTTCAGAAGAGTTATTAAAATTTGAATCGGCAGAACAGAATTATAAAGATGCAGAAGACTTATATAATAGGGCAAGAGGGTATCTAAATGCCGCAAAGGATGAATATAGCTGGTCGTTTAAGATGGTTGATGATTGTCATCAGCTTATGAATTCTATGATGGATGTTGGAACAGATGTAGGATTTCTTTCTAATGAGCATTCGTGGGCGGTTGTATGTATTAAAGGTCATCCAGAATATGTGAAATTTATTCCATTGTCGCATAAAGACACACGAGATGTATTGGATTTTCTGAAACATTTTAAGTATTCAGATAGAGTTGTAGATTCTCCATTTGCGTTTAGAGATATGGTTGACCATTGTATTATGGAAAATCCATTTTTTAAAAAATAAATCTATAATGAAATTTTGGTTTCTTGGCTTGTCACGAAAACTGTACAATATTTAGGACAAAGGTGATTGATTATGAGAATTGAAGAAAGAGAGTATATTGAACCAGAATCCATAAATGAAGAAATCATAAATGCTATAAATACAGTTAAAGAGTATTGTAGAACACATGAAGAATACGAAGATTGTAGAAGATGTGTTCTTGGAGACGGTATTCATAATTGTGGATGTAGCAGTCCTTATTTATGGGACATAAGAAAGAAATAACAGAGAATATAATAACGTAATTACAATTAAGGAAAGGAAAAACGTTCACATGTGAGTAAAGCTGCGCAGCTACTAATGGTGAACAAAAATTGAGTAATAATACAGAAAAAGATTGGACAGGCAATAAGAATAGTATTTTTAAGACTTTAGGTGCAAGTAATCATACTGATAAGGAAAGACAGAATGAAGATTATTATGCGACAGATCCTATTGCAATTGATGTTTTATTGAAAGATGGTAATGTCACATTTGACAAACCTATCTGGGAATGTTCCTGTGGCGAGGGACATTTATCTGAAAGATTAAAGAGCTTCGGCTATGAAGTTCGTTCCACCGATCTAATTGATAGAGGTTATGGCGAAGGTGGAATTGATTTTCTTACATATAATCAGCCTTGGAATGGCGATATCTTAACAAATCCCCCATACAAATATGCAAAAGAATTTATTGAACATGCAATGACATTAATTCCTGATGGTTGCAGAGTATTTATGTTTCTTAAAGTTCAGTTCCTTGAAGGAAAAGCTCGTAAGGAATTATTTAAGAAGTATCCACCAAAATGCGTTTATGTTTCAAGTAGTCGTATTTTATGTGCAAAAAATGCTCTTTTTGATGAGATGAGAGCAGGTGGTGGTAGTGCGGTCGCTTATGCGTGGTACGAGTTTGAAAAGGGTTATACAGGTGAAAGTAAACTAAAATGGATAAACTAACGCAAAGATTAAATGAAGAGATGAATAGTTGGATTGGTGATTTAGTCACCAATTCTGACTTATCAAGTGAGAAACTATTAAAACAATATTCATATGAGTATTGCATTAAAGAAGAAATTATTAACTATTTTTCAGAGAATATTATATCAGATGACTTTGAAGAGTTCTTACTGAATAAAGAAGATACATTGTCTTATTTGTATGTTGAGTATATGGAAGATGATACAGCAAATATTCATAACGAGATTGAAGGATTTGTAAGTAATCTCTGTTATCGGTTCAGAACACAAGCTGAAATGCCCTAAAATCAAGGCTTTCAGAGGTTAAAAAATCCATTGAAAACCACGTTTCTTGTGGTTGTGAAAGCAGGTGAGAAAAATAACAGAATTAGAGAAGAAATATTATAAGCTTTTAATAGGCGAAACGTTTCATTGCTATGATATTACATTAAACGAATTACTGATTATTATGAATGCAGAATTTAATATAAACACATTATCTCTACAGAAATCAGGAAGACATAATTTTTATTGTAGAGTCGATGATAAAACCAAACAGTATTATTTACGAAAATTTGGTTTGTTGAATGAAGATCGATTAGAAACAGGAGAATAATTATATGATTTTATTTATTTTAATAGCTATTGGAATAGCATTATATACTACTTTTGCAAAGGATTGGCTAATTGATAGTATCAAAAATATTGAAAAAACTAATAAAGAAGTTAAAGAAAATATAGAACATGGTAGAAAGAATTATGGTACATTTTCTTGCAGGAAGTATAATGAGCACGATTATGAAAGTGTTCCAAAATATATTTTTCAGTGGTTCGCAATTAATATTTTATCTAATGTAATTAATTTTATGTTTGTTTTCATAATATCTGCGATTGTTGTTCTATGTTGTCCTAAAGTAGAATCTTATTACACATTTAATATTAATTCATTAAAAGACAATTTAGTAACAAGTGGTGAAATTCATGGCGGTGCATTTTATGTAAGAGGAACTATTGATGGAGAGATTAGTTATTTCTTTTCAAGAACAACCGGTAGAGGCGAAACCATTGAGCATATTCCAGCAGATAAATCTTACATAAACTATGACGATAATAAAAAACCTTGCATTGAAGTTCATGAGAATAAGACACCAGAAATTGTAGAAAAGATATTCTTTACAAAATGGCTCAATGTAAAAAGCATAGATTATTATGTAATTATTGTTCCTAATGAGACAATATCAACAGATGGAACATACGAGATAGATATGGAATAATAATCAGGAAAGAAGCATTTCCTTGGAGTTTTTGAATGATAAAAAGAGAATATATAGGTGACAATAAATTATAAGGAGATATGTTTTATGAGTAAGAAACAGCAATTTAAGGGTTTGAAATTTAATTATTCCATAAATGGAAAAGGATTGAAAAGTAAATATAAGACAATTGAGGATTTCTTAAATACAGAATTTCCAAAGAACGATAATCCGTTGTCGCCTACTCTTGATACAGAAATTACAAGAATTAAATGGAATGGCAATACTATTTCTATTACCAACAAAATTCACACAGTAAGAGATTTGGTTGACTTATTAAGCAAGAAAAATGCAGAAAATATTTTTATTTCAAATAAAGATATTAGATTGCATGAGTTTAAACCAAAACATGACAATCTCATCAGAAAATCCACGTACTCCATAGAAGAGGTATACGATAAGGTTAAAGATGTTTTATTTGAGAAAGATAAAAGACTTGCAAAAGTAGATTTTGATGGAGATTTGATTAAAGGTAATAGTCAAAGATACCAGACATTTTTTACGAATGGTTGTAAATGTGCAGTTTGTGGGATCGAAGGAAAATATTTTGCAAAAGAAAGATTTATAGACCAAAAAACTTATCATCTGAATTTATATGCAGTTGATGATAATGGTGAAGAAATTTTAATGACAAAAGATCATATTTTACCACGTTCAAAAGGTGGTATTGATGATATTAGTAACTATCAAACAATGTGTAAGCTTTGTAATGAAGCAAAAGGTAACAAATTAGAAGATTAAATAAGAAAGGAAAAATTAGAAAAAGTTCTCATGAGATAAAGTGCGCACTACTTACTAAGGTAAGAGAGAACTTATGTATTGTGCTTATATTACAACGTTAAAAGGATTAAGAAAACATAGTAACGCTGATAGATTGCAGTGTGTAGAAGTATTTGGACAGAATGTAATTGTAGATTTGAGTTATCAGGAAGGACAGAAAGTAATTTTCTTCCCATCTGACGGTCAGTTGTCACTCGAATACGCAACAGATAATAACCTTGTCAGAAAGAAAGACGAGAATGGAAACAACATTGGTGGTTATATGGATGCTGAGAAGAGAAATGTAACTGCTATTAGACTTAGAGGCGAGAAGTCAGAAGGACTTGTATTACCAATTGAAACACTTTCTAAGTATACAGATATTTCAAAATTAAAAGATGGCGATCAGATTACAGTTCTTGGTAGTCATGAGATTTGTCATAAATATATTCCAAGAGGAAAGAATCGTTCAAGAGGTAATGGAAATAATTTAAATAAGAAAAATAAGTTTCGGAAAGAAACAGTATCATATCCATTTTTTGAGGAGCATAAAGATACAGCACAGCTTGCATATAATATGTCAGCATTTAAGCCAGGAGATACAATTTATATTACTCGTAAGCTCCACGGAACATCGGCTCGTACTATGAAGACTGTTAAGGTTACAAAGAAGAATAGTAAGCTGAGAAAGTTTTTACATATAAAGCCAAAGGTAATAAGAGAAGTTTCTGTTGTATCTGGTAGCAGAAGAGTTGTGTTAAAGGATATGACAAAGAATGATGGATATTATTCTGATAATGGATTTAGAAAGAAGTACCACGATTTATTAAAAGATAAGCTTCCTGAAGGGGCTGAAATTTTCTATGAAGTTGTTGGTTATGTAAATGAAACAACACCTATTATGGGTTCTGTGTCTAATAAAGGTGTTAAAGAAAAGGAATTTACAAAGAAGTTTGGCGACACTACAACATTCTCATATGGTTGTGAACCAGGTGAAAATGAGATGTATGTATATCGAATGACAATGACAACAGCAGATGGAACAGTTGTTGAAGTACCCTGGGAGACTGTAGAAGTATGGTGTGACAAGTTAGGTGTTAAGCATGTACCTGATTTAGAGAAGTTTATCTATACTACACCAGAAGATTTGAAAGAAAGAGTAAATAAATATCTTGATGGTATGCCAGCAGATGAAATCGGCAAGACACATGTTGCCGAAGGTGTAGTTGTTCGTATTGATAACAGAGCAACATTCACGGCTTATAAGGATAAGGTGTTTGAATTTAAGGTAATTGAGGGAATCGCCAAAGATACATCTGATGTACCTGATATGGAAGAAGCTGAAGAATTATTTGAGGAGACTTTAAATGAATAAACCTACATTGTATATCATGTGTGGTTTGAGTGGTAGTGGCAAGTCAACCATTGCCACTCAGATTGCCAATGAGAATCCAAACACAATAATTGTATCATCAGATGCAATTCGTGAAGAATTGACAGGTAATTACGAAGACCAAGAACATAATGAAGAAGTGTTCAAAATTTTTCACGATAGAATTCGCAAGAATTTAGAAAATAAAAAGAATGTAATTGCAGATGCAACTAACCTGACTATGAAATCTCGCAGAGCAATTATGACGAAAGTAAATGGTTTAAATATTAGAAAAGTGTGTGTAATTATTCCAAAGCCATTTGAACAGTGTAAAGAAGATAATTTACATAGAGAACATCCTGTACCTGACTTTGTGTTGGACAAGCAGATTAGAAATTTTCAAATTCCGTTTAAGGAAGAGGGTTTTGATGAAATTATTATTCATAAATTTCATAATGCTAATGCAATGACCACAGGTGAATTGATTGCTAAAATGAAAGATTTTGACCAGAAGAATCCTCATCATACTATGACTTTAGAAAATCATTGCTTTAATACATATGATTTATTTACAGAAAAAGGACATAAAGCTGAATACAATATAGGAGCAGTTTTTCATGATTATGGTAAATTATACTGTCAGACCATTGATGAAAATGGTATAGCTCATTATTATGACCACCCATCTGTCGGCTGCTATTTGGTTTTAGAGAGTTTAATGGAAGAGTTTAATAAGGTTATCTTAGATATATGTTTCCTTATCAATTATCATATGATGCCCTTTAATTGGGACACTGATAAAGCAAAGCAGCGTTGGAAAGAAAGATTTGGAGAATGTAAGTATAAGATGCTTTTAGATTTTAACGAATGTGATAAAGCGAGGTAGTTATATGAGTAGTATTTCAGTTAGTGATTTGAAGTCTATTCTTGAAAACTATCCAGACGATTACGAAGTTGTTATGAATATTAAGCACAAATATCCAATCTCTAAGGAAGAAGGTCTTAGAGGTTGGTGTGCTTATATCAATAGTGTAAAAGCTGATGACGATTTTCGAGAGATTAGATTAATGAACTAGGAGAAATTTATGAAACTATTAGAAAAATATAGTTGTATTTTTTGCAAATATAGAAAACTTAACAAGAATCATGATTATGCTTGTATGGACAGTTGGGTGAAAGATGAATCTGGTTATCCAATTGGTAAATGTAACTCATTATCAAATATATATTATGGTAAAATCGTTGAACTTTTTCCATTCAAGCAAATTGATTATTGGCGTACTGAGAGAGCATATAAAAAAGAAGAAAAGTACAATGAAGCAATGGATAAGAAATATGGAGATTGTTGTATAGAAACAGATGATTGGAAATTCATTTGGGGAATAACAAGCTGGGATGATTTATCTGGTCACGAAGCCAATATGTATACCATGAATGATATAGATATTACATATGACAAGCAGAAAAAAGAATATATGCTTGGAGTAGAAACAGCATGTATGTTTGAAACATATGCTTTAGCGTGTAATTATTTAAGAACATGTTTGGATGCATTTTCAAAATATATGGACGCTAATGGATTAGATAAGAATAAGCAGTATAGTTTATTCATGAGCAATCCTTGTACAAGTATGGTAGCTGATTCGATTGAAGAATTATATACCAATTTTAAAATTTTTGTTGATGGATTTTGCAATCAAAATACAACAAAAAATAAAAAGGATGGAGAATAAAGATATGAAGATAGAATTAATTAGATTAAAATTTGACGACACTCATTCGTACAAGTATAAACCATTTAAGTATTGCTGTGATGAAATTCAGAAGGATAAAACTATTGTATTTACAGGCGAAGATATAAATTATATTTGTGGAGAATATGAAGATGATGGCGTTTGTGTTCCACAGTTTTGCACTTCATATACAGAAACAGTTGGTTCTTGGGGAGACGAATGGGAGCAAACAGACAATTATCCGATTCAGTTTTGTCCTCATTGTGGCGAAAAGATTGAGATTTCTGTTGTAGAGGAGATTGATGTATCGGATAAATACAATAAATTGTCTAAGCGGCGTGAAGAATTGTGGAAGGGGTGTCAGAGAACAGATAGTAAGAAGAAAGAATTTGAACTAAGAGAGCAGATTGGAATGAACGATATAGGGTTGAGCCAATAAGAGAATAAATTAACAGGAAAGATTCGTTTCTTGTGGAAATGATTTTATACAACGAAAGGAGAAGACAATATATTGAACAGCAGTATTTTTGTTCCTAAAACGATAAATGTTGGATATCAAAATCGTTCAGGAACTTATACGGGAAAACTTGCCTATGTCATTTACTATGATGAAAAAGGCAAACTGCGAAAAGAAACATCGTGGAATAGTTGGCGAGACAAGGATATTCCAAATAATGAATATGATAATATTCCAACTGAAGGATTTGTGCTAAATAAGAAAGCTGGTGATTACTCTACAGGATGGGATCACAGACATGCTTATTGTAGAGTATATGATCCAAGAGGATTTGAGTTTGAAATTACCATTGAAAATTTATTATACATTCTCGAAAATGCGAATTGTATCAAGGGTAAGGGACTTGAAGGAGAATTTATATATGGATGGGATGGTAAGGATTTAGTTCTTATGCCTGTTGAGTCACCTGACTATAAGCAAATTAGTGAGTTTAATAAAATTATTCATAATAATGAAACTATTAAAGCAAAAGATTTAATTATCGGTGCTACATATCTCACAAAAGATAATGAGAACTGGATTTATATGGGTAAATTTGAAGCTTTTGACTATTGGGGAGGAACAAATAAAGGTAAACATTTTTGGTTTTGGAGAGGTAGTTATTTTGAACATTATAGGTCAATGCCAAAAAATAAATTTATCAAATGTATTGATGATAAGTGTAATGAAAAGTATGCAAACATTTTTGATAAATTAGAAGGAGAACCAGAATATTCTCCATATGATAGCAGCAAAGATGAATACAAATATTTTACACTTGATGAATTTAAAGAAGAGCGTGGCGACTATTGGAGAGGAAGTTTTTTATAAGCGAATATTATAGTGGAAATAAATGCGTATTTGACACTTGTAAAGATAATGATTTATATATTGTTCGTAAAATACAAATAGTATGTAATTATTATTACCCATCCGAAGAACGTGTTGAAGTAACTGATATATTTCCGACTACATCTAAAATGGTTAAATCAAACCGTTATCCATATAAAGACATAGAAGAAAAGCATATGATTCCAGTTACATTAGAAAAGATTTTTGAAGTGATGAAACCAATGTATATTCAAAAATATTTAGCAAATGGCAGAGAATATAAAAAGGAGTACGAAATTAAATGAGTAAAAACGATGACAGAATTTTAGAATTAAAGAAACAGATTGAAGCCAAGAAGAAATCAATTTCTGAGAGGAAGGTTAGATTTATTCCTGAAACAAATTGCGTTCTTAATATGGATGGAATGACAATTAATCTTAACGTGTGTTCAGATGATGCATTATTATTACTTTTGATTAGATTGAATTCATATTTAATGTCTGCTAAGGATCTTAATATGGCTGATTTTGAAATTTCAGGATACAGTGTGACAGCATGGATTAAAGATATTAAGAGTAAGTTAGAGGTATCTGGTCTGAAGAAAGAAGAATCTGATTTGAAGAAAATGGAGAGCAAGCTGGACAAGTTGCTTTCTGATGATAAGAAAACAGAACTGGAAATTGATGAGATTGCTGCTTTATTGAAGTAAAAGAGAGAATAATACAATAGGTAGTATATTTCATAAAAATACATACTATATATAGTGGTCGGATTAATTTAAACTACTATATATTGTAATAAAAAAGACAAGAAATATCGGTTTCCTTGTAACAAATTAAAAATAAGAAAGAGGTAGAAAATATGGCATATGGAGTAAAAGTAGGAATTAAAGCAAAAGATATTTATGATAGATTAACACCTGCTGAAAAAGAAAGATTTGAAGAGATTATTATTTCAGATGTGGACAAAACAGAAGATGAAGTAATTATTACTGCAATTGCTATTGAAAAACATAATTATGATGAAAATAAATATAAGGAACTTGCGGAAAAGGAGTCTTGGGCTATGCAAAACATTGGAAAAATGAGTAATTGTCCAAAGAGATCTCTGTAAAAGTCGCAGTAAATTTCGATTTCTTGCGAGGAGGTGAGACTGGTTGGCAAAACGCCAAGAAACATTAGATATTGAAGCTGCACTACAAAAAGATACCAGAATCAAGAGAATATATGGCTGTGAAGAAATCACAATTGGTTTCTATAATAATGGTCATGGAAATGAAATAGTTGACTTTATGACAATGGATTCAAAAGGGATTATTAAATGTTATGAGATAAAAGTCACTATTCAGGATTTTAAGTCTGATGCAAAGAAATCATGGTATGGGCATTACAATTATTTGGTGGTTGGCAAGGAGTTGTGGAATGAGTATAAAGATTACATACTTGAAAATACACCAAAACATATTGGAATTTTAGGATCGTCTCTTGGAAGTTATCGAAAATGTAAAAAGCAGGAAATATCGCAAGAACAATCAGAAATGTTAAAGGAGAGTATGGTTCGTTCTATGTATTATAAAATGGTCAAATACTACAACGCTTCCGACTTAGATGAAATCAAAAGACTCAATAGTGGTATTCGCAAGCTAAAGAAGGATGTTGAAAATTACAGAGATAGGGTAACAAAAGCAGAAAATATGATTTATAGTTATGAGAATTATAAATCATATAATGATGGTATTGATGATTTTGATTTCAAAAAGGCTGTCGAAGCAGAAAAGAAAAAGTATTTGGAGAATATAAAAGTAAAGAGAGGACAATTAAAATGACAAGTTATGAATTTGAAAAAGCTGCAAAGAATGCAGTCATTCAGACATTGAGTGAAAAGATTAGTATTGACCAGTTGGATCTTGTGTGGTTTGCACATGAGTTAGGTTATAAGAAGTGTACTATTTGGGGACAGCCAATGGGTAACAGATATGCAGAAGTTACTTATAACAGAAATAAAGATGAGATGTATGTAGACATTTATCAGAAGATTATTAACAACAAGATTTCGTCTGATGAGTTCAATTTTGAAGCGTAAAGGAATTAGTTATATTGAAGATAATACAGAATATTTTTATGAACAAATTCCTGAATGGGAGGATGAAAATGGCGAGCTATCAGAAGACACATATGAAGAATAAAAATTATAAATTATATGAATTAAATCAACTTTCAGAAGTTCGTTATGAAAGAAGTCAATTATTTAAGAAAGACGTTTACAAATATATGCCGTTAAGGTTAATAGCGATAAGAAATTCAGTTAATGAAAAATGGATTTTTAAAACCGTCCCAGATGCGGAACAAAGTTTTCATTCGTAGATAGTGATAATTAAAATGAAGTAGATATCAGTAGAAGAATAGGAATTTTTTATTTTGGAGGTAAAAAATGAATACCAAAGAACAATTGCTGTCAGTATATGTACGAGAAGTATTTTTCAAAAATCAAGATTTGATTTTGAGTAAGAGCAATATTGTTTTTGATACAGTTGAATTGTATTATTTAGACAATTGTGGTAGAGAATATCGTATTAATGAAAATCCAACATTCACAAAAATTAATGAAGGCTATAAAATTTCGTTCAAAGGACAAAAAAGAAATTTGAGTTATTTAGTCAAATATTTTCATTTAATAAAAACAACATCAATTGAATTGTCAAAAGATGAAATAATCTCATATACAAATAAAGACGGGAGTATGTCAATTCCACAAAGTAACTTTACGTCATATGGAATAAATTTTTGGAATTTTACTCCTAAACCATATTTACATATATAAAAATAGTAATTCAGTTAGCAACTTTAGAAAATTAAAAGTAAGGAAAGGAAACAAAATGAAATTATTTAAAACAGTAGATGATAAATTAAAAGAGATTGGGTTTGTAAAAACAAAAGAAAATGAATATGGTGTAGAGTATGAAAAAACTAATGCAACTGATACATACGAGTATATTCATAAAGTTTGTATTCTACATAAAAGTTCTGGTAAACACATTTTACAGTCTTATGATCCAGATTTGATGGATGAAAAGAAAGTTGGAAATATATGTGTTGGTCTTACGGGATATGAGATGAAGTTATTTCTTAAAAAGATGAAACAGATTGGTTTATATAGTAAATAATGAGTGAGGAAATCACTGTTTCATTGGGAAATTTGAGGAGGTGAGAAAAATAGAAGACATTGATATTTTTCAAGCAATATTAAATAAAAACTACGATGTTTGTTATGAAATTGGAAAAGGTTGTGGTGAGAAATGGGCTAATGGTGAATTAGTAAATTATAATTCAGGTTATAATTCAGGTAATGTAATTTTATATAACCACGATAAACAAGTTATTTATCATATTCCATACAAAGGAATTAAATGGTTATTGCCATGTAAATCTAAATCAAAGTAATCAGTCTTGAACAGATCGTTCAAAAAATTCCAAAAAATCAAAACTGAATAGAGGATATATGAATGGGTGGAAGAACAGCATACCCTTGGGCTTTTGCGCTCAAAAATCACTGATTATACATAGATGTTTATATAAATTAACTTCTGTGTTCCGTCCATTTGGGCGTTTAGATAGATTGTTTTATTTAACAATATTTACATAAATTATTTAATTTTAAGGAGGACAAAATTTAATGAAGGAACTCAAAAATTTAGTAACAGTAACAGGAAAGCTTGTAAAGAACAACATCGATGAATTTATAACAAAGAAGGGTGAAGAAGCAATCGGAGGTAGTCTTGTATTAAGAACTGCTGATGATAGTGAACATGAGATCAATTTCTTTGCTTTCAAGTACAAGAAGGATGAGAATAAGAATTTCACTTCTGAGGAGAGTTATTTCTACAAGCAGTACACAGATGCAATGAGTCTCAAGGATATTGAGCATTGTGCAGAGGGTGAGACACCTGATATTATCTCAATTACAGATGGTATGTTCATAGCCAATGACTTCAAGGGTAATGATGGTAATGTTGTTTCTACAAACAAGATTTCAGCAAGATTTATCAATCGAGTAGAACCAAAAGATTATGAGAGTACAGTTCTTGAAGCTAAGTTTGAGGTAGAAGGAATTATCGAATCTATCACAGATGAGGTTGTAAAGGAAGTTCCAACTGGAAATCTTACAATCAGAATGAACGCTATTGGACAGAGAGCAGATGGATTTGGAAAGGATGCTAAGTATGAAGCTGATTCTCTTATTCCAATCAAGATGACAGTTGACAAGTCAATGGCTGATGCATTCAGAAGTGCAGGTTACTATGATGGATGTTTTACAAAGCTTGCTGGTGTAGTTATCAATTCTGTTGATATTCAGAAAGTAGTTGAGAAGGCTGCATTTGGTACTGATATTGTAAAGAAGGTAAAGACAACTATCAGAAAGAATGATGTTAAGTCTGGTATAGCAGCATCAACAGTATTTGAGCATGAACTTACACAGGATATTATTGACACATTAAAGTCTAAGAGAAAGGCTAAGTTAGCAGAAATCAAGGCAGGAGAGTCATCTTCTCAGACAGCAGAGGGATTCCAGAAGAACACTAGCACACCAGCGCCACAGACTACATATAATCCATTTGCACAGCAGTAAGATTAAAAGCCTACTCAAGAGTAATCTTGGGTAGGTAAATTATAAGAAATACAAATAACAAAGGAGATAATTATAACATGGTTGGAAATTTATTAGATTTAACACCAAATAAGGTGTCAGTTGATTTAACTCAGTATTCTACAGTATGGATGGGAGATACAGGTGTTGGTAAAACAACAACACTCATGAAGTTTTTGAAGGAACTTGTACCAGACAAAGATCCATTCTTCTTAGAGTTTGAAGATAGATATCAGAATATTCCTGGTATTATGGCACAGAAAGTTGATACAATGTCTGATTTTAAGTCAATTATCGGTCAGTTAAAGAATCCAGCACTCAAGAAGAAGTTCTCTTGTATTGTAATTGATACCCTTGATAAGTATGAAGAATTTTGCGAGAGATATGTACTTGAGAATAGAGATGCAGAAATCTTAAAGGATGTTGGTGGATTTGGTGAAGGTTCTCTTCGTTTCAAGAGTGCATTAAGAAATATTGGTGTAATTCAGAGTCTTGGATATACTGTACATTTTATTGCTCAGTCAACACATAGTAAGGATTTTGATACAAAGAAGGAAAGTGATGCCTTAAAGCTTAATAAGAATACATTTTCTTATTGTAGAGAAGCGGCATACCTTGTTGGTTATATGTTCAGAGAGAAGGATGAGAGATATATCACATTTAAGAAGACAGATAAGTATCCAGATTTAAAGGATACATTTGGACTTCCAGATAAGATTAATGTTAATGATCTCAAGAAGGCTTGGACTAAGGCAGTTGAAGATTTAGGTGGAGATTTTACAACTAAGGAAAAGACAATTGATAAGACAGCACCAGTTGAAGACTTTGAAGCAATCAAAGCAAAGGGTATTGAACTTGGTGGATTACTTGCATCCAATGGTCATCTTGCGGAAGCAACAGCAGTTCTTCAGAGAAATCTTGGTCTTGATGATAATGGAAATGTTAAGATGTTTGATACTCTTAGAGATACACAGCTTGATCTTACAAAGGTTATTGTTATGGAACTTGAGGAGTTAATCGAAAAGTTTGGAATTAAGGCGTAACAGATATAAGGGAGGGATTCTTCCCTCCTGTTCTTTGTGAAGAGGTGTATATGGCTAGATTATCAACATGTAAAGGCTGTGGGAAGAAATTACAACCAGAAGAAAAATACATACATGCTTCAAAAACATATTGTGAAGAGTGCTATAAGAAAATTGAAAGAGAATCTACTGAATATAAACAGTTGATTGAATTCATCTGTAATAACTATGAGTTAGATAAACCAACAGGTTTTATGCTTAAACAGATCAAGGAACTTAAAACTGAATACGGATATTCATATGCAGCTATGACTTATACACTTTGGTACTGCAAAGAAATATTAAATAAGTCCTTGATTGAAAAGTATGGAGTTGCGTTAATAAAACATTATTATGATGAAGCAAAAGACTATTATTCACAACAAGAAAGACTAAAAGAACAAATCAACAAATTGTCAGATGTGGAAGTTAAGACTAAAGTTGTAAAGCGTACTTCTATGAATTCCAATAAAAAATTAGCATCTTTGATAGATTTGGGAAATTTGTTAGAAGGTGGTGATTCAAATTAATTTTAATCAACAGGTAGATAAAAAGGCTATTTTCTTATTATTTGGGTGTTATTGTTTGAATCCAAGATATGTACTGGACGAAAAATATTCAACAAATACAAATGATTATCCTGAGAATTTTCATAAAATGATATGGGGAGCAATCGTAAACATTGCCAAAAAGGGTAATGTAGAAAAGATTACACCTATTGATATTGAAAATGAAATATCACAGTTTGATACAGCTATTTCACTTTGGAAGAATAATGATGGATGGGGATATATTGAATCAGCTATTGAAATGTCTTCTGATAAAATTATGAATGTCGGTAAATATTATGATGATGTTCGTAAGTATTCAATTGTGAGAAATGCCGTAGAATCTTTGAAGATGGATATTAGTTTTCTATATGATGAAAACGATGATGAAAAACTCGAAGCATTTAATAAATTAACAAGTATTGATGTTCTTAATGAAATAAATAACAAATTTATGGATTTCAAATCTATGTGGAAGAATATGTTTGGTGATAACTATTCATTCAAAGCAGGAGATGGAATTACAGACAGATTAAGAGAACATAAGGAACAACAGAATGTATATGGTTATCCATTTCAATCTGGATATTTAACAACTGTATACAGAGGTATGCGTCCTAAGAAATACATATTAAGAAGTTCTGTATCAGGTGGTGGAAAGTCAAGAAGTTCATTAGCTGATGGATGTAACATGGTATCCGACAGAATATACGATTGGAGTAAAAAGGAATGGATATCAACAGGTGAGAGTCAACCAGTATTGTTTATTTCTACAGAGTTGGAAAAAGACGAAATTCAAGACATTATCTTAGCTCATGTAAGTGGTATTGAACAGGATAGAATTGAAACGTGGGATGACATTACACCAGAAGAAGAAAAAATTCTTGAAGAATCAGCAAAATATATTGAAACATATGAATATTATGTTGAATATATGCCTGATTTTACAATAGACCTCATTTCTGAAACAATTGAAAAATATATCTTAAATCATGGAATAGTCGCTTGTTTCTTTGACTATATCAACGATTCCCCTTCGTTATATGAGTATTATTACAACAAAACACATACAAGACTTAGAACAGATCAGATTCTTTTCTTGTTTAGTGCAGCGTTGAAGTCAGTATGTAATAAGTTTGGTATATATTTAGGTTCAGCAACACAGTTAAATGATAATTACAAAGAAGAGAATAATAAGGATGCAGGTGCATTAAAAGGTTCTAAAGCTATCATTGAGAAAGCTGATGGCGGTATTTTAGCATTACCAGTAACTCATAAGGATTTAAAAAAACTTAAACCTATTCTTGAAAGTGACGGAAGTTTTGGAAAGCTTGTACCTAATATGTCTTATTATATTTTCAAAAATCGTGGTGGTAAGTGGAAGACAATTATTATTTGGACAAAGCTTAATATGGGAACTATGAGAGAAGTTGATTGTTTTGTAACAGATTATAACTATGAACTCATAACAGATATAGAGCAAACACTTATTGATTTCAAACTTGATGATGTAGGTGATGTTGGAATTATTGAGACAGATGTTGATGTTTCAGGATCAGATTTAGCGACAGAATTATCAAAAGTATCTAAGTAGGGAGGTATACGATGACCGCCCAAGAATTAAAGGAAAAATTAAAAGAAGATGACATTAGAAAGTTGCTCATAGAAATGGGAGCGACTTTCTATTATGAAGATGACGATATGTGGATTACAGATACTATATGTCATCATGGTACGAAACCAAAGTTATATTATTACAAAGATTCGATGTCTTTTCATTGTTATACCGAATGTGGTCAGTTGGATATCATTGGTGTAGTGATGGGATATAAGGATTATGAGCAGGAAGAATTTCAAAAAGCGATTAACTGGATATGCGTAAAACTCAATTTGGATAATTGTGAATATGGATTTGGAAAGCAAGAACAAATATCAGACTGGGAATTTATTAGGAAGTATAAAAAGAGTAGTAAAAAAGAAGTTAAGGAAAAACCATTAGTTCCATATGATAAAAGTATTTTGAATATTTTTCAGAAACTTTATACCGAAGAATGGATAAAAGAAGGAATATCAATTGAAACTATGGAGAAATACAACATTCTTTATTCTACATGGCAACAAAAAATAATCATTCCTCATTTTGATGTGAATAATCAACTAATAGGTGTTCGTGGAAGATCCTTAATTGATGAAGATATTGAATTATTTGGTAAGTACACTCCATTTAAGGTTGGAAGAAGATTTTACAATCATTCTTTGGGAATGAATCTATTTGGTTTGAATCACAATATAAAAGCTATTCAGAGGAAAAGAAAAATAATGCTTGTAGAAGCTGAAAAATCAGTATTCCAAACTGACACAATGTTTGGCGAAGATAATTTTACAGTTGCTTTATGTGGAAGTAATCTGACTGATTATCAAAAAGGAATGATTTTAATGCTTGGTGTGAGGGAAGTAATTGTTGCATTAGATAAGCAATATGAAACTATTGATTCTGATGAATGTAAAAAATGGTCAAAACACATAAAGGATAAAATCATTGACAAATTGAGTCCATTTGTGGTTGTTTCAGTTTTATGGGATACAAATGATTTACTTGGATATAAAGATAGTCCAACAGATAGAGGTAAGGAAACTTTATTACAACTAATGGAGAATAAGATATATGTAGGAACTAATCAATAAGGAAGGAGTGTAAATTTGAGTTTCAAATATGACATATTAGGTAAGGTTAGATTCGGAAATGAGTTGGAAGATATTTTGAAATTAAAAGGTATCAAAGATATAGACTCCTTTCTGAATCCTACTATCAAAAATACAGAGAGTGAATTACTCTTTGATAATATAGAAAAAGCAAGAGATGTGTTTATAAAGCATATAAGCAATAAAGATGTTATAGATTTACTGGTAGATTGTGATGTTGATGGATTTACGTCAGCATCCAATATTTATCAGTATATAAAAAGATTAAGCCATGACATTGAAGTTAGATGTTTCATTCACAAAGGTAAAATTCATGGATTATCTGAATTTGTAGATAGTATGTGTGAAGATGATTCAAAGCTTGTTATTGTTCCAGATGCAGGTTCAGGAGATTCTAAAGAATGTGAAAAACTTATAGCAAGTGGGAAAGATGTAATTATTTTGGATCATCATAGTATTGATGTCAGTGATAATCCTGCAATAGTTGTAAATAACCAACTTTCGGATAAAATAACCGACAAAGCTATGACTGGTGTTGGAATTACATATAAATTCACAAAGCTATTGGACAAGTATTATGGTGTGAATTATGCAGATGATTATTTGGATTTAGTTGCATTGGGGATGATTGGAGATAGGGCTGATACACTTAATCTTCAAACAAGATACCTTATATTAAAAGGATTGGAACAGATACGAAATAAAGTTAATAAAAATAAACTTATATCTGTTCTAGTAGATGCTCAAATGTATTCAATGAATAATAAAATCACAATAAACGGAATTGGATTTTATGTATGTCCTCTTATGAACTCAATGATTCGATTGGGAGAATATGAAGATAAGTGTTATATGTTTGAAGCATTATGTAATTCAGATGAGATGCTTGACAGAAAAGTACGAGGAAAAGGTGTAGTCAATATGACTATTCAAGAATACGTTCTAAAGGCTTGTCAATCATCAAATAGAAAACAGAAAAAAATAACAGAGGAAAGTGCTGCTGTTTTATCTGAGGAAATTAAAAAGTTTAATATGGACAAATTACCTATTCTTGTGTGTAATGCAAGAGATGATGTTGATAGTAATTCTACTGGTCTTATCGCTAATAGACTTGCAGATCAATATCAAAGACCATGTTTGCTGATGAGACGAAAAGGTGATATTTGCAAAGGAAGTGGTCGTGGTAGCGATAAATGTGAAATATTAGACTTTAATCAGTGGTGTAAAGACACAGGATTATTTAATAAGATAGAAGGGCATCCAGGAGCGTTTGGATGTGAGATTAATTTTGAAAACACAAATAAGCTGTTTTCATTACTTTCTACAATGCGAAAGATTGATGAGCCAACATATCATGTATATAACGTGTATGATGCAAATCAAATTCATGATCAAATCATTAAAAATGTTGCAAAATGGGATGCGATTTGGGGTAACACAGTGAGTGAACCTATCTTTCTTATTAAGAATATTCCGTGTAATAAATACAATCTTTATCTATTGGGTTCAAAACAGAATAAGATTGAATTTACATATCACAATATCAAATTTGTAAAGCAGACAAAAGGTAGTTCACTAGCTTCCTTATATAAAGAGATCATTTCCATTGGAGATAATTTTGAATTTGATATTGTCGGTAGATTTTCGATTGATTATAAATCTGGCAAAGCTGCTCAAGTGTTAATTGAAGATTGGATGTTTTATAAAAGTGACAAAGTACAAGGATTTTTCGGATAAGGCGGTGATTTAAATAATAGATAAAAGTAAGATTTGGGGCTACGATTTCGAGGTCTACTCGAAGATTAATTGGTTTTGTGTAACTTTTATTAATCATGAAAATAGAACAAATGAAGTTGTAGTAGTAAATGATAGACAAAAATTAACAGATTTCTATAACAAACATAAGGATGATATTTTTATCTCATATAACGGCAGACAATATGATACAGGAATTTTTAAAGGTATTCTTGATGGAATGAATGTCGGATATGTAAATGATAAACTCATCAAGGAAGGTAAGAAACCTTTTCAAGTAGTGAAAAATGCGAAAAATTATCCTCTAAATGATTATGATGCTATCCTTAAAGATAAATCTTTAAAGCAGTTGGAAGCATTTATGGGTGATGATATTCGTGAGACAGAAGTGGACTTTAATATTGACAGACCACTTACAGACGAAGAAATAAGACAGACATTATATTACAACAGACATGATGTAATTGAGGTATTAAGAGTTCTTGATTATTGTTGGGATGATTTTGAAGGTCAGTTAGATATTATCGAGTTGTATGGACTTGATATGTCATACTTCACAAAAACAAAAGTTCAGTTGGCAGTTTCTCCAAAAATTCTAAATGCTGTGAACCAGCACACTCTCGATGATGAATTTGATATTCGTCTTCCTGAAACAATCCAATTATCAGATAAATATAAATTTATTCCAGAATGGTATCTCAATCCTAAGAATTGGAGATATAAAGAACATTTACGTTCCGAAGATGATCAACATAACAATCAGTTATGCTGTACAGTTGCAGGAATTCCTCATGTATTTGCATGGGGAGGATGTCATGGTGCAGATGATAAACAGGCTGTGTTTGAAGGAATTATTCTTCATGCCGATGTTGCATCTATGTATCCTACAACAGATATTGAGTATGGATTGTTGAGTAGAAAATTTAAGAATCCTGATGACTTTAAACAGATGAGAAATTTCAGATTGAAACTTAAAGCTGAGGGTAATTCAAAGAATAAGGCATTAAAACCTATGATAAATGGTGTATATGGAGCAGGAAAAGATAGAAATAATCCATCTTATGATCCGTTAATGGCAAATCTGACTTGTATATTTGGACAGATGTTCATTCTTGATTTGATTGATAAGCTTGAACCTTATTGTAGATTATTACAAACAAATACGGATGGTATTTTCGTCCTTTGTGAGAATGAAGATATGAAGAATAAGGTAATTGAAATCACAAATGATGTAGGTAAACGACTTAAAATGGAATTTGAGATTGATGAATATACCAAGTTAATTCAGAAGGATGTAAATAACTACATCGCAGTTATGAAGAATGGTAAATTGGAATGTAAAGGTGCAATGGTAAAATTCAATAAACCTATTGATAATGATTTACCTATTCTCAATGATGCAGTTAGAAATTACCTTGCATCTGGAATTCCAGTTGAACAGACAATCAATGAATGTACAGAATATATCAAGTTCCAAAAAATTATTAAATTGTCTGCAAAATACAAAGAGATTTGGTATGGCAATGGTGTAGCTGCAAAAGATGGAAAGATTACTTCAATAAATGGAGAATTATTAAAGGGTAAAGTACATAGAGTGTTTGCCAGTAAAAGAACATCAGATGGATCTATTTATAAATTGAAAGTTGAAAAAGGTGTTAAATCCTATGAACAGTTTGCAAATACACCTACTCATTTATTTATAGACAATGAAGATATTCATGAAAAGAAAATTCCTGAATATTTAGACAAAGAGTATTACATCAATGAAGCAAAAAAACGAATCGAAATGTTTTTAACCAAAGATGAAGAAAAAGTAGATGAAACACCAAATATCTTATTCAAATGTATGTGTGAGAGTCCTACATTTTATGAGTTTTTGGAAAAATGTTCGGAGAATAATATAACGAAGAAAGTTTTAGAACAGTATCTTATTGCAGATTGTTGTTCAAATTATGGAAAGACAAAAAAGTTGTTACTGTTTAGAGATTATTTTCTTATGTTATATGGAAAAGATAAAATAACAGTAACTACGTTGAATAAAAAAATCTCTGATGAAAACATAAAATCTATTGTCATTTCTAATGCTGAACTGTCGAAAACAGGAAAGTCTTATAACAATCTAAACTCTAAAAAAGCTCTTTTAGAAATATTCGATTATATTCCAGATGAACACATTGATCCATATGAAATTATGAAGATGCAAGTTAATAAGTTTGGAACAGTAAGATATAAAGATTCAAAACTTATTAATAGATATTTTGTGCTAAATACTCGAAATATCATTGCCCCAAATCTAATTCTTTATAACATGGGAAACGGAGAAATTCAGTATAGGAAGATTAAGAAAGAGATATTTAAAATTCTTCCTTTGCAGGATGGTGACATCATTGATGTTAAAAACTCAGAGAAGCAATTTGGTATGAAGATTGTAGGTAAGGACGATGAAGGAAAAAACATTGTAGTTGCTGATATAGACAAAGAATATGATGTAATTACTCAATATGACATTGTTTATAGAAAGTATGGTAAAGGAAATTCGCTTCTAACGGATTGTGAGGTATGCTAGTGGAAGAGGAAAAGATTTTAAAATTTGAATGTACTTTGGATAGGATTTTCTATCCAAAGTATTGTAAAAAAGTTGAATCTGGTGAATTCGCCATATTCAGTGCCGTTATAACAAAATGGCTTGAAAATAAGATAGATGATTTATATACAATCAAGATGAAAGGAAATTGTTGCACGCTTGAATATGGAACAACATATAAGGTGTTTTGTAAATTAGCCGAAACACACGAACAATATGGTGATACATATGAGATTGTATATATCAGTAAATGCATTGATATTTCAAGTAAGGATAAGCAAAAAGAATTTCTCAAAAATGTATTGAATGAGAATCTTGTTGATAAGTTATTTGATGAATATGACGATGTGATTCAGCTTTTGGAGAATAGAGATGTAAAATCTCTTATGAAAATCAAAGGCATTGGTAATCAGGTGGCTTTAAAAATGATTGATGAATACGAAGAATCAAAAGATTATAGTTCTATTTATATGGAACTTGGACAGTTGGGATTGACTCATACATTCATTAAAAAATTAGTAGATTTTTATCATTCACCAGATACAGTAATTGATATTGTGAGAAATAATCCATACGATTTAGTGCGTGTGGATGGTGTAGGATTCAAGAAGGCAGATGAAGTTGCTTGTAAAGTAGGAATTGGTCAGTATGACATTAGACGGATCAAAGGATTTTTATTACATCACTTAAATGACCAAGGAGAAGCAGGTAAGAGTTATCTTAATTATCAGGAACTTATGAAAGCATTGTATGATACTTTGGGATTTGTACCAGAAGAGGTTGTAAATGCTACTGCAAAGCAAATGATTGATAATGAAGATGTAGTTGTACTTGATAATGGATCGAAAATTGCACTTAAAAAGTTTTACAATTTGGAGAATAACATAATGAAAGAACTCATGAGACTTCAAATTGGACTTGTGAAAGTGGTAGAAAATGACTCGGATGAGGTAAGTATTCACGATGATTATGTTCCAAAGTCATTTAATATTGGTAATTGGGAATCAATTGTTAAAAAAGTAGAAGAAAAGCAGGGCTTTGATTTTACAGAAGAACAGAGAGCTGCTATCAAATTAAGTCTTGATAATCATGTTATGGCTTTGACTGGTCTGGCTGGTGCAGGAAAAACCAGCACAGCCAATGGCATTTGTTCATTATATGACGATTACAATATTTTAGCTTGTGCGTTATCTGGTAAAGCAAGTGTAAGAATCACAGAAGCGACTGGATTACCTGCAAGTACAATTCATAGAGCTTTAGGATATCAAAATGGCAAGTTTATGTTCAACAAAGATAATAAATTAGCAGTAGATATTGTTCTAATTGATGAAGCAACTATGATAAACGGTACATTGTTTTTATCTTTACTAGAAGCAATTCCAACGGGTGCAAAAGTAATTATTATGGGAGATGTTCAACAGCTTACTCCAATCGGTAATTGTCAGGTATTCGCTGATATTCTCGATAGTAATGTACTCCCAGTTGTAAAACTTACAAAGCCACATAGACAGGCACTTATGAGTGGTATCATTCCAACATCAATTAAAGTAGCAAATCAGGAACAGATTTTTGATAATAAATTTGAAGGAAACGCAGTTCTTGGTGAATTGAAAGATATGGAATTAGATATATCAAATTCAAAAGAGTCTATGGCAGATTGTATCATTAGACACTTCCAAACAGAGATGGAAAAATTCAACGACATTATGGAAGTTCAAGTATGTGTTCCTATGAGATTAAAAGGGGAACTATCTTGTTATAATCTTAACACAAAAATCCAAAGTCTTTATAATCCAAAATTCAATGATGGTAATGAGATTGAAATTTTCTTAGAGAAAAAGAATGATGAAGCTAAGAAATATATGATTAGAGTTGGAGATAAGGTACTTAACACAAAAAATAATTATAAGTGTACAAATCCTGATGGCGATGTAACGCCTGTATTTAATGGAAATATAGGCATTGTTAAAGCAATCGAAGATAACGGATATTGCACAATTGATTTTGTTGGTATTGGTGAAGTGTTATTCAGTAAAGGTGATTCAAAAAATCTTGAACTTGCATATGCTTGTACAGTTCATAAAATGCAAGGATCTGGTTTTACTTCAACCATTGTTGCTATGGACACAGGAAGTTACATAATGAATAATTCAGAATTACTTTACACGGCAATCACAAGAGCAAAGAAATATTGTGTGTTAGTTGGTAACAATTATGCTATTACAAAAGCTATTCAAACAAAAGAGGTAAAAACAAAGCAGACATTTTTAAAAGATATGTTACTTGAAAACGCTTATAGATTAAAAATAGACGAAAAAGGAGAATAAATATATGGCGAATATTTATGAATTAACAGGACAATTCCTTCAGCTTTTAGATATGTTAGAGGATGAAGAAGTAGACGAGCAGGTAATTATGGATACTCTTGAATCAGTTGAGTATGAGATTGAGGACAAGGCTGATGGATATGCAAAGATTATCAAAGCTCTTGAAGCAGATGTTGATGGAATTCAGAAGGAGAATGACAGACTTACATCTCGTAAAAAGACATATGAGAATAGAATTAAGTGGTTAAAGCAGAATCTTGAAATGTGTATGAGAGTAACTGGTAAGAAGAAGTTTACAACTGATTTATTCTCATTCAATATTCAGAAGAATGGTGGTAAGAGAAAACTTACAATTGATGTGGATGTAGAGAATATTCCAGAAGAGTATCGTATTAAGCAGCCAGACGCAGTTAATGGAGATAAATTAAGAGAATATTTAAAAGAGAATGGTCTTGAAGGTCAGGATGGTTCACTTAACTGTGAATGGTGTCATTTAGAGCCACAGGGAGAGAGTTTAAGAATCAGATAACAAATTTGAAATTTCTGGGATGCCCATAAATAGGGCGTTTCAGAGACTTAAAAAGCCAATGAAAGACGGATTTCTTTTGCATACAATATATAGTGTATATACAACATAAAAACATACTATATGTTGTTTATTAAAACAATAAAAATAACAAAATAGGAGAATTTATGGGTTCAACAAGAGACAATACATATACAAACACAAATAATAGAACATTTTATCTGTCTGACGATGTAGATAATGAATCTATTGGTAAATTAATGTGGGATATCTTATATCAGATTCGAGAAGACGATAAAACAGATGAAAAAGAGAAAGATTATAAACGTGAGCCAATTAAACTATATATCAACTCGTATGGTGGATCTGTTTATGATATGTGGGGATTAATTGATATTATTCTCAACAGCAAAACTCCAATCTATACATATTGTACAGGATATGCAATGAGTGCAGCTTTTAAGATTTTCTTAGCAGGACATAAAAGATTTTGCTATAAACATTCAACATTTATGTATCATCAGATGAGTTGTTGGAGAAGTGGTAAATATCAGGATTTAGTAGAAGATAGAGAAGAAATGGATTGGTTGAATAAAAAGATTGAAGAATATGTAATCGACAGAACAAATCTCACAAAAGATGATATTAAGGAAATTCGTGAAAAGAAGAAAGATTTTTATATTCATTCTGATAAAGCGGTCAAGTATGGAATTGTAGATGAAGTTTTGTAAAGAAGAATAGAAAGTATTGAGGTGTTAAATATGGTTTATGGAGTATTTGGCGGTTGTTATAGTGACTGGTATGCAGTCGGATATTTCACCAATCGTCAAGAAGCAGACAAATATTGCTGTTTATGTGGAGATGGTGACTATTATGTAAAGCCATTAAAAGATTTAACTGATGAAAAAGATTTATCAAAAGTATCATTAAAATACTGTCATGAAGTTTTATTTGATTGTAAAGATGATGAAAACAGATGGGTTATGAGAGAAGAACCTGAAAGGTATAATTGCTATATTGATAATGATTTAAGATGTAATAGCGTAAGACAAGGAACACTATGTAGAAATAATTGGGTGTGTTTTAGTATAAATATTGACCATGATGATAGAGAATTAGCAGAAAAAATTGCTCAAGATTATTTAGCTGAACTTCGTTATTATGGCGATGGAAAAATTTATGAAAAGAATATTGAATTGATGAATGATAAATTCGCAGCACCATTCAAGGAAAAAGAGAGAATAAGAAAAAAAGAAGAAATTAGACAAAAAGAACTTGCAGAATTAGAAAGATTAAAGGCTAAGTATGATGCATAATAAACGACAGTTTCTTTGGAAGATGAAAGGAGAATAAATGAAAGTAGTAGATTTGATTAATATATTAAATGAAATTGGATATAACGAAAATACAAAGCTGACTTTTAGCTGTGTAGATGGAGATTCAGGTGAATGTTATGATATTCCATTTGATGAAATTAGTTATGGAGAAAAATTAACTGGTGAACCTTATCATAATGATGCAATTGATATAGGTTTAGATGTTGATTCTGTAAAAGATTATATCCAGGCTAAGTCTGATGGATATGTGAACGATATAATCGATGAAATAAGAGAAGTTTTAAGCAAGCACGATCCTTGGAGAAATTAATGTAACAGTAAACCATTATTTCTTGTGGAGATTAGGAGGAAAGATATGGGAATAAGATATATGTGTAAAGAAAGAGAAGATAATTTAATTGACATCAATGTATATCGTCATGGATGTATGGAAGGACTATATAACTGTGAAGGTAGATTCAATACAAAACATGTTTTTAGTGATGGATTTAACCCTGATGATGGTTGGTATCGTATAGCTGATTACAGAGTAAATGACTTGAAAATTTTTAAGAAGAAAGGAATCAACATTACATACGGTGACAACTGTAAATACGTTAAAAATTTAGTAGAAAATAATAAATAAATCTACAGTAAACCAAATTTTCATATGTAATGATTTCTATATAATATTCATGGAATTTCTTAGAGCAATTCGCTCATTATTTCACAAGCAAAAAAATAATATAACGAAAGAGGTGATTGATATAAGTTGGTATAGAGATGACGATGGAGTAATTATAACGGACAGGGAATTTGGTTCAGATTGTGCTGAATGTAGCATGTTTTGTCAGGAAGGTACAATTTCAGTTCCTTGCAATGGAGAAAGAACAGATTGTCCATATTATAAAGAAGTTGATACATATGAGTATGATAAAAAGTTGAAAACTCAGACAATTGAACAAATCAAAAGATGGTGTATTGATAATAGTATTATAGATTATGAGGAAGAATTTTCTGATAATGGTGATTGTTTAGTCGTTTTGAGTAAGTTGGAAAAATTCTTGGATAGTTTAGAAGATAAATAACAGTAAATTGGACTTTCATTAGAATGGTGGTGATTAAAATAAAGAAAATATTAAAAGCAATAATGTTTACATTGCTATGGTTTCTGGCAGCAACAACGGTTTGTATTGCTGTTAAAGGAATTGTTTACATACTCAGCTTATTAATTGGAGAAACCATGGCAGTGTTATTGATAACTATATTGTTACTAATATTCATAGCAATATTTATTTATAAAGAATTTTTATAGGAGGAATAAATGGGAACAATTACAATTTTACCAGAAACAACAAAGAACCCTATTACACTAATGGGAGCAAGAGCAGGATGCTGTTGGAATGCTAACATATCAGATAATGAAAAGAATTATAAACGAGGTCTTGATTGCATTAAATCAGGTCATGGAAGAGTTATGGAATATGTAAATGTAGAAATGATTATTGATGGATATTCAGCAAAAACAATACGTGAATATTATACTCACATAGTTGGTGCAAGTAGATTACAAGCAAGTACAAGGTATATTGATTATTCTAAGGGTTATGGTTTTCAGTATGTAACACCACATAGTATTGAAAAAGATCCATATTTATGCAAAGAGTGGATGTTACTAATGGATAATATAAATAATAAAATAAGATATTTTATAGATCATGGAGTTCAAATTGAGGATGCAACAATGTTACTTCCATTAGCTTATTGCACAAAAATGGTAGATAAACGCAGTTTAAGAAGTCTTGTTGAAATGAGTAGAGTTAGAATGTGCAGTCGTGCTTATTGGGAATACAGAGAGTTGTTCAAAGATATTTGCAATGCATTAAGAGAATATTCAGATGAATGGAAGTGGATTGTAGATAATCTTTTTCATGCAAAATGTGATGAAGTTGGATATTGTACTGAAAGTAAGTCGTGTGGTAGAAAACCTAAGAAAGAGGTATAGTTATGGCATCTTTTTACATTATTTCAGGTGAACAATATGAAGAATACAAGGAATTAAAAAAGAAAAATAAACCAATGAGAAAATTGCTTGGATATGATAAATGTTATTGTCCTGTATGTGATTATGTGATTGATAATTGTGTACCTAGACAAAATTATTGCGATAGGTGTGGACAGAGGTTATATAAGAGATGGTATAAGAAGAAATAAAAAGAGGTGATTAATACGAGAAATCCAAATAGATTATATAATTTTTATAACGAAGTAACCCGATTACACATGACATACATGCCTGATTGGAGAGTAGGACAATTTTGGATGAACTTTTTAGGTTGGGTACAGAATAAAAAGAATAGAGATCCATTTTTCCCAGAAGAGTCAGAAATGCTTACATACTTAAAAGAATATTGTGAAGAAAAGGAGGAGGCAAATGAATAAGTTAGAAAGAATAAAACAACTTATTAAAGAGTTGAATAATGCTTCATATGCTTATTATAATCAAGTTTCAATTATGCCTGATTATGAGTGGGATAAAATGTATGATGAATTAATAAATCTCGAAGAAGAGACTGGTATTGTATTATCTAACAGTCCAACACATAATGTTGGTTATTCAGTTGCAGACGAATTAAAAGAAGTAGAACACAATCATCCAATGCTTTCACTTGATAAAACAAAATTAATAGATGAGTTAATTGAATTTATTGGGAATAAGGATTGTTTCTTATCTGTAAAAGCAGACGGTCTTACCACATCTCTTCATTATATTAATGGTAAGTTAATCGGTGCAGAAACTAGAGGCAATGGAGTGAGAGGTACTGAATGCCTTCAGAATGTATTAACAATGAAGAACGTACCAAAGGAAATTCCATATAAAGATGAACTTATTATTGATGGCGAAACAATTATTGGATGGGATACTTTTAGAGAGATTAATGATAAACTTCCAGAAGATAAAAAATATAAACATCCAAGAAATCTTGTATCTGGTTCACTACAGTTACTTGATAGCAAAGAAGCTGCAAACAGAAATATGAGATTTATTGCTTGGAGAGTAATCAAGGGATTTGAACATAAAATGCCAAGTAAAGATTTGTTTAAGGCTAAAGATATCGGCTTTGAGATTATACCAATATTAAAATCACATAGAATTAATCAAAAAGAAGAGTTAGCAATCTTATTAAATCAAATAAGAGAATCAGCAGATTCTCATAATATTCCTTATGATGGAGCTGTTATGGCAGTTGATGATTATAAAATTGCAGAATCTATGGGAAGAACAGATAAATTCTTCCGACATTCAATGGCATATAAATACGAGGATGAATTATTTGAAACAGTGCTTACAGATATTGAATGGAATACATCTAAGACAGGCTTGATTAATCCTGTGGCAATCTTCAATCCAGTTGACTTAAATGGAGCGATTACAACAAGAGCAACGCTTCATAACATTACATATATTAAAGATATGATGCTTGGAATAGGAGATAGAATTAGAGTGTATCGTTCCAATATGGTTATTCCAAAGGTACATGATAGTATTGACAAGAGTGGTAATTTTAATATTCCTAGCAAATGTCCTATTTGCGGTCAGCTTACAAGAATTATTAAAGAAAATGATTCAGAAGTTCTTATGTGCGAAAATCCAGATTGTAAAGGAAAACTTTTAGGCAAATTAGTTCATGCAGCAAGTCGAAATGCGTTGGACATAGAAAATCTTTCAGAATCTACAATAGAAAAATTCATTAATCTTGGTTGGTTGAATTCCATTAAGGATATTTATTACTTATCAGACCACGAAGATGAGATGAAAATCTTGAATGGATTTGGTAAAAAATCAGTAGAAAAACTTCTTGATTCAATTGAAAAATCTCGTAATACAAATCTCCAACGTTTCCTTTATAGTTTATCCATTCCACTTTTAGGAAATTCGATAAGTAAAGATATAGCCGAATTTTGTGGAAATACTTTTAATTCATTTGTTGGTGCGTTAACAGAGGGTGGAAAAGATGCTTTTACTTCAATTAATGGTATTGGTGAAGCATTAGGAAAATCCATTATTAATTATTGGAACAAACATGATGAAGAAATTATGGATTTAGCACAAGAGTTTACATTTTCAAAAGATGAAAAAATTGAAAAAGTTGAAAATGATAAAATTAACGGAAAAGTATTTGTAGTTACTGGTTCAGTACATCATTATGCAAATCGTAATGAGTTAAAAGCAGATATTGAGAAAAGCGGTGGTAAAGTTACAGGTTCAGTAACATCTAAAACATCTTATCTTATTAATAACGATATTGATTCTAATAGTTCTAAAAATAAAAAAGCAAAGGAATTAAACATTCCTATCATAACAGAAGAGCAATTTTTATCTATGCTCAAATAATCAACAAAATTAAAAACTAAATAGAGAATATATAAAAAGAGGTGATAAACGATTTCACAGCATAACAAAAGAATTATCTATGCAAAAGACTTGATTAAAGAATTAGAAAAACATCCTAATGCGTTTATCTGTGTTGGTAAACTTGGTGATAACTTTGGAAGACATGACCAAAGAATACTTAATACTTTTTTACGTGATGGACAAACATTAATCTTAAACATAGAAAATTATAAGGAAAATAACTTCGTGAAATATTATGAGTAAGGAGAAATATGAGAAATAATAAAAAAGACTATAGTGCATTAATAATTATTATACTGTTAACAGCAATGATATTAACATTTTTGTGGGTTATTAATTGGGCATATAGTGGAAAAATTAGCAAAAATAATGTCCCCGAAAGCATCGTTATGTCAACAATAAATGTGAACTCATTATCAATGCATAACGAAAATAACAATGAGCAGGAAATAACACAAATTATTCCAGAAACTACTACTCAAATAAAAACAAAAAAGA